CCTCGTCAGCACCACCGCCAGTATTTGAAATACGCATAGCCTCTGTGAAGTTACCTTGAGATGTTGCATTTATATGAAGATTTGCATCAGGTTCCGTTTCATTAATACCAATTTTACCAGAAACAGCGTGTAAAGTTTCTGTCGAAGTACCTGCTTTCATACTTGAAAGAGTTAATCTACCGTCTTCTGTTCCACCAGAAGCATCAGCAATATGTGTTGTAATAGCACCATAAGTTGTATTATTACCGCCATCATCTTTACCAATAAAAAAGATAGAACCTGTTTGATCACTATCCGCAGGTGAAGCAGAGTTTCTAAATAAAGACATATTTGGCCCAGTAGTGGCATCAGCATCAGTAGATGTAAGAGTAAGCTGAGTTTCATTACCAGTTGTTGTTATAGTTGTAGCACCTGTACTATCTATTCTCATGCGTTCAGTTGGACTAGCACCATCGGAACCGTCATTTGTCTTAAATATCAGATCGCCTTTTTCATCGTCTGATGTACCGTCATGTGAAGCCTGTATCTGTGCTAGTGTAGTTTCTTCACCGCCAGACTGCTGTCCTTTAAAAGTGACTTTACCTTCACGACCACCATCGGTATCCTCGTGTGTGTTATTTACAATAGTAACTTCTGGTGTAGCATCTGTAGTTGTAATGTCTCCTGTTACGTCTACAGTGTCTGCACTGATATTTACAACAGGAGTACCGATATATTTACTCATTATGTTTGCTCCAATACGCTCACTATTACGTCAACACTACTTGCTGTGTCTGATGTTACTTTTACAGTATCTGTTGTCTCTGCAATTATTTTTCCATCTAGTACAGATAGTGCAGAGTTTGCAGGAACAGGCACAGTTTTTACAACGTGTGTGTTTGCAACTTTTACTGTAACTTTAATTTGACTTGATGTAACGTTTGCAATGTTACAGCCAATTAAAACTGCAGTTGTACTTGATGGTACGGTGTAGACTGTTGCTTCTGAAGTTCCCACACCCGAACTTACATAATTTTTAAAAGTGTTTGCCATTTTATTTTACCCTAAAGCTATTGCGAATGCAAGTGCAGAAGCATCTGATGATGTTGAAGAAAAACCAGTTGCATTATCTACATACGCAGTTGTTGCTACTTTTGTACTATTATCACTTGCACTTTGCGTTGTTGCAGTTGTTGCTGAAGATATAGTACCATCTAATGCGCCACTAAAAGTAGTAGCTGCTATTGCTCCTGTTAAAGTTGCGCCAGTAGCACTTGTTACTAATACATCCGAATTGTTATACTTTAATTTAACAATACCAGTGCCATTCGGATTTATGTCAATGTTTCCATTGCTATCTGTAGATGTAATAGCATTACCATTAATGTTAACATTATCTACATCAAGATCAGTATTAATTACAACAGTACCTGTACCATTTGGTGATAGGTTTATATCTCCATTAGTATTTGTAGAAGATATTGTATTCGTAGCTGCATTAAGATTACCAACACTTATATCACCACTTACATCAACACCGTCTGCTGTTGTCTCTATTTTCTTTACATTGTTATGGTATAGATTAACTGCACCGTTAACATCCATATCCATATATTTTTCAGTACCAGTGTCACTCTGTACTGTTATACCATCACCCTGTATGGTTAGCTCACCTGTAGTGTTTACAATACTGGTGTTTGTTCCATTGTGTGTGATTGTAAGATCATCACCTGTACCTACAACAATACTAGCATTGTCTGCAAAATCTAATGCGTTAGCACTAGTATCCCAAGTCATATCATTTGCAGCACCTTTGAATACTACATCACCATCTGCTTTGATACGTACACGTTCTGTTGCTGCTGCACTCGTATTTGTTTTAAACACAAGAGCAGTAGAGTTATCTGTAGCACCGAAGTTAGCTTCTGCTGCAGCTTCAATCTCTGCACCTACAAGTATAGCATCTGACCCACTATCTTCTAGTGGAGCATTAAAACTAATCTTACCAATTGTATTGCCACTGTCTACAGATATGTCAGATGTCTGTAGTGACAGTTGAAAACCAGTAGCTGCTGTTGCACCTAGTCCTGTATCTGCTACGTGTGTAAGTTTAACATCATCATCAGCACCAAATGTAAGTATGGAAGCATCACTCTGTAGTCTTACATCATCTGTCATAATAACTTCAGGTGATGTAAACTTAACTGTTGTATCTGCTGCAACGTCTAGCTGTCCATCAGCACTAGAGTTAATAGCTAGTTGTGGATCACGAAACTGCAATGCATTGTTTGTAGCAACAGACATGTCACCACTAAAACTGTCTATGTAAGCAACGCCATCAACATACAAATCTTTAAACTGTAATGATGATGTACCTAAGTCTAACCCTGCGTTTGTACTAGGATTAATTGCAGCAGAAGTTGCTACTAGCTGTTGGGCAGGACCAATAACTGTAATAGCACCACCCTCAGAAGCAGTACCATCGTGAGTGTGACCACTAGAAGAATTAAATGCAGCTTCAATTGCGTCATATTCACCGTCAAAGTCTGCAGCGTTGATAACGTTACCATCAGCAATGTTGTTTGCTGTATCGTTCCGTGTGTAACCTGTACCCATATTATTTTACCTTCGTGTGTTGGTTGCGTATTCTAATGTAATAGCGTCTAATGAAAATGGGGGGTCTACGCTATCTGATGTGTATTGTAGAGATACGACAAAAGCTGATCCAATTATTTGTGTTTCAAACAGTGTCTTTAGTTTGGAGCTATACACCGCTGTTGATCCAAATGTAGCTGCACCCATAAAAGCAACTTGTCCAGTTGTGTTATTAAAATCAATTTGTGTTGGCTGTACACTATCTTTTTGGTCAAAGTCTAGTTTTAAACTTACATCAAACGAAACACTACCTTGTGGATCAGTATACAAAAACATCTTATAAAATGTTTTACGTATTCTTGGATCATTGATTGGCATGTATGGTGTAGCAAAAGTAGTTTGTATATTGCCATCATCAAAACTGTTACCTTCTTCCATCTGGTAAAGATACCCATCATCATTTGCAAATACAATTGTTTCTGAGTTTTGGAAAAATCTACTGTCTGCTACGTGTGCTCTTATTCCTCTTATGTCTGCCCATGCCATGCCCTCNCCACCTTGACCTGCCATTTGTGTGCCAAGTATACCTTGGGCATTTACCTGTCCAATATTATTATTGTAACCTAATATCCTGTATTGAGATTTATCACGTATAACTACACTTGTAAAAGATGTGTTAGCTGTAATAAAGTCTGTTACTTCTTTCTGTATTGTTTTAGATACAACACCTAATCCAAAGTCACCTAGTCTATCTGTAGCACTTAGAAGTCTTAGGCCATCTGGACCAAGGAACATTACGTCACCACCAACTTCTTGTATTGTATCTTTATCTACACAACCTATATCAGTTGTTACTGGTTGTAAATTAAAGTCTCCTATTGTATTTCCTACTAGTTGAAATATAGATGACTCAGTAAAGATAATAAGTTGTTGTCTAAATACTATTAAACCAGTGATGCTTGCCCCTACCGATATTGTACCAGAACCATTAGCTGCTGTAAAGTCAGTATCTGTAAAAGGTGCAGTAAAAGTTAGTAGGTTACTCTTTCCAAAAAACAAATGGTTCTTAAAACTTACTACAAACTCTGCTGCTGATACATCTGTAGGTGCATCGTTAAGTGCGGTAAACTGAGAACCATTGTATAGTGCAGGAACATTGATACCATCAACTATTGCAATTTTTTCTGATCCAGTATAGTTATACCTAGAAAATCTAGTTTTACCACCATTTTCTCGTGATGTACTCAAAAAAGTTAATGCTGCGTTATTTGCAGGTGAACTAGCTAAAGCAGGATCAATTGCTACTGCAGCTTCACCTGCATCGTTAACTGTTGGTGTTGCAGTTACAGTATATATCTTATCTATACCTGCAATCTTAAACACGTCACCTATTTGTGGTGTAGAAGTTAACCCATCAATATTTAACGTAGTACCAGTTTGTGATCCTGCATTTACAAGAACTGTACCATACGTAGGTACATTTACAAGTGTATACCCATTGCCAGATGTTTTGACTATACTTTCATTTCTAGCTACAATAACTGAGTCAAGAAATACTCCACACCCTATTGTAAGGTACTTACTGTTTGTACTAGTAAACTCTACATCATCTCCATTGGCAGGTGAAGCAGTAAGAGAAGGTGATATGTCTATAGTTGCTCTATTTTCATCATCATCAAATGTAACACTAGCACCAACGGTGTATGGGGTTTTAAACTGTAACGCAGTATCATCTGTAAGTGTTAAAGATAAAGTATCAGCGGCAGTACCTATTGTAATGTTTGGTGATGAAAAAGCTGCTACTGTTGTTCCTCTTGGTATTCCAGTACCAACAATTTCCATACCTGTTTGTATAGTTCCTACTACACCGTCTATTGCAAAGGTAGTAGTCTTAAAGGTAAACTGTAATGCTAAGTTATCTGCTACAGTTACGTTACTTGATAATACTACAGTAAAGTTACCACTTGCACCTGTTGTAACACTTGATACAGTTATGTTACTTCCAATACCTACGCCTGTTATAGTTTGGCCTTTTGATATAGTACCTGAAGCAACGGTGTCTACAATAATAGTGCTATCTGCTGTTACTGCACCGTTAACAAGAGCAGTTGGTCCGTTTGAAGTACCAATAGTAGATGTACCATTTATATTTGCAGTACCATGTACCAGTTTAAACTTATCACCTGTTTCTGGTGTTTGTCTAATATTTGCAATGTTTAAACTTGTACCAGTTTGTGATGCACCAGTTACTACAGGTATACCATATGGTGGTATAGTATCTAAGTCGTACTTATTATATCCTAGTATCCGTTTGTATCCACCTTCAATAGATGGCTCAAAGTTTCTAAGTATCCTTGCAGAACCGGGCATTTGTAAACCCTGCTGCAGTGGACTCATATTTGTTATTAGCCCACCACTAAACTGAATGGGAAATGTTTGACGATTGGTAGGCATACATTAAAACACCCTAAAAGAACTGACTGATGAATTACTTTGAGTTATAGCGGTAGACCTAACATAGTCATATCTATTTACGTATAGACTACGCATACTTTTTATTTCTTCCATAAACCTTGCTTGTGTTACCTGTGCTTCTTGTGTTTCACCTCTAAACATGTATGCAAAGTGCATAGCACCATTTACAATAATGTAACGAAACTGTTCAGGTACTGTTGGAACATCTGTAGTGTTTATTAAGTCAACAGGCAAACGATAATATTCATAAACATATTCATATGCTTTGTCTGGATTTTTTACAAAGCCAAATTCTTGGTTAGGTGCTCTAAAAACAAAATCAGGTGTAGACCTATTATTAGCTGTATTGTATTCTATATCTATATGTTTATCTAGGTATTCTTCATAAGACATTACTTTAATACGTCTGGTGTCATTGCCTAGTGTAGCATTTCGTTTTATTCTAAAGCTATCAAAATCTATTGTTTTTGCATCCGTAGGAAATGCGTAGCGTACTACACCTGCAGTCATAGTCTCATCTGCAGTAACATGGTTATAAGGCCACTCATACTCATGTTGATTGATATAACGTATTGATGAGTTTACAGCATCTTTAATCATGCCATACTCACCTTTAGCTGTTGCAAAATTAGTAGTTGTAAGTTCTACTTCATTAAGTCTTCTGTTTACGTCATTGACAAGTCCAAGATAATCATATGCCATATTAACGTTCCTTCAGTCTTAGTTTAATACTACGTTCTGCTGTACTACCAGTATCATCTGTCATCTGACAAAAGAAAGTATACTCAACATTATTTTGTCCACCAGATATATTTATTGTTGCAACAGTATTTGTATTTGTTTGCGACACATTTTGTATTGTATCTGTGACTGCATTACTAGAAGCATTTGTTAAATTTTGTCCTGCATTTAATCTTGTTTTAGTATTATATAAAGATGATTTAACAAACCATATTACAGAAGTTATAATTGCAGTATCAAGAAACCTTGACCAATCTACACTATAATCTAACGTTTCATCTGGGTCTTTACTAGGCCAACGAAAACTCATGTATTAATCCTCATTTGCGTAAACAACACGATCTGCAGATGTCGGTTTTCTTTCTATAGAAATTCGTCTATCTTGTTGTTCTACTATTGCTGTTCGTTCTTTAGAAGTAGTCAATGTAGCAGGATCAATATATACAATCCTATTTTGACTTCTAATTAAAACTGTTCTTTCAAATGGTGTCGATGGCATTATGCAGCCCTCGGCAATATAACAGTCCTACGTTTATTATATCTATTTTTAACTGCTTCGTAATCAAACTGTATAGATGTTACATTTCCTACTGGTAAGTTTACTAATGCTGAAGAAGAAACACTTGCTAGTTTTTCAGTAACAACTACATTAATACTACCTAGTGCTAATGTTGCAGATACACTTTGAAGTGCTTCATCTACTGTTGCTTCTGGTTCTGTTATACTACCAGTTAGTTCTAGTCCTACAATCTCAGCTTTAGAAGATGATCTAGCAGTTACTGATGGAGTACCTGATGTGCCAACTACTGCTGCTAATGTTTCAGATACATTAGGTTTAATTGTACCTATTGTAAATGTAGCTGTTACACTTAGTAAGCTTTCAGAAGTCTTAGCTTCTACTGTAGCTATTGCACCTGTTGCAGATACACTTGCTAAAGTTTCGCTTACATTTACTTTGAGTGTACCTATCGCACCTGTAGCTGATACACTGTTTAAGTCTTCATCTACCTGTGGCTCTATTGTGCCTATAGCACCTGTAGCCGTTACACTTCCTANTTCTTCTGCAACATTTTCTTTTACTGTGTTGATGCTNCCTGTAGCACTTACACCAGTNAGTGTTTCACTTACACCTACACCTAGAGAACCAATTGCACCTGTTGCTGATACACTGAGTAGGTTCTCAGATATGTCAATTTCAAAACCACCAACGCTTACAGTTTCTATTGCGCCAGTTGCACTAACTCCTGTTACAGCTACATCAGGGGATACTTTACCGTATCTAGCAGACCCTTGCCTACCTGTGCCATAAAGAGCATCAGAGGAGTCATAGAAAGACATGTATTAGGCTATACGTATTACTGCAGTACTCGCTCCTGCTGCAGGAAATTCTATAGTTAAGTCACCTGCTGTAGCACTTACTGTACCACCAAAGTCTATTACACATACTGCTTTGTTTGAGGCAGAAGAGTTATATATAATACAACCTGCTGCTGAAGTTGTTACATTGGAAAATACTTCATCTGCAAAGTCTACGATAGCAGTTGTACCATCTGCTGAAATAGCAGCACTATCTAGGTTTTGTCCACCTGCAGAATAATTAGTACCTGTTGCTTCGTCAGAGTTTCCTGTAACATCTGAGTAATTAGCTGTTGCTGCGCCATATGTACCAGACATACCGCTTTTAATTAGTGCAAGCTTTAAAGTATGGGTATCCATATCATGGACCGCACCAAGAAGTTCTTGTTTAAAACTTGTACACATTGCTGTTGTGATAGCCATGTTTGAATCCCTTTATATACAGTTAGAGAGGCCACCCTAAAGCAGCCTCTCAATTGTTTAGTTACGCAAGAGCATCACGAGCTACTTCGTTAGCAGCCATGTCACCTTGATCGCTGATGTCCATCATTACAGCCCAAGCACGTAGCTTACCTGCTGTAAATGAAGCACCACTACCTGCTAATACAAAGTCAATTGTATCACCAGTTGTAGATAGAGCAAGTCCATCAATTGCAACCTGCGGAGCATAATCACCGTCAGATGCACCATCAATGTCAAGTGCTGCAGCAAACTCATCGACATCACCACCAGTGAAACCTAGAGCAGCAGTAGCATCTGTAGATGCATTCATAGTTGCAGATTCTGTAACTTGAAAACCTGCTCCCAATATTAACGTACTGGCAGGAACAGTAATTGCTTGGATAGTATCACCCGGAGCAATGCTGTTTGTTGTCAGGTCAATAGTAACATCGACATAGTATGGGTTGCGCCCACGCTGTGAATTGCCAGAAGCAGGATGTAAAAGTGCAGTTATATTAGCCATGTTTTAGTCCTCCTTATCGCAAGTTGTAAAGCGCATTAACTAACGCTTCTGGACGGAGAATTTTTCTCCCATATAGATGCATACCACGAACAATGTCAGCAAAGCTGTCAGGGTCACGATATGATTCTGTCTTATTGATCTGCTCTGCAGTAGCAACGGCTGAACTGTGACCACCTACGAGAACACCGTAGTTAGACGCATTTGAAGCCGCATTTGTTGCAGGACCAGTACCAAAAGTTGGTAGGTTATTAGACACGTGTACTTGGAAACCGTGTAGGTTGTTTACAACAAGACCATTACGGATACCACCAGATTCACCGAAGTCTGCATTCTGAAGACGTGAGTCCTCATCACGAAGAATTTCCATGAACACTGGATCAACAACGAGCCAACGACCAGTTGTGTCAACATTTTGCTGATCTAGCTTTCGAGCCATACGAGCAATAAGTTGCAGTGGATTTGCTTCACCTGCAGTTGAAGGTGTAGCAGTTGCACCACCAGTTCTTGGTAAAAGTGCAATTGATTGACTTGCAGTACCACCATTAAAGTCAGAACCGTCTAACTTCATGTTGGCAAGCAANTCNTCAGTGAACCTGCGGTTGACACAGCAACACTACCATTAGTAGTTGTATTGGCAGTATTTGCGTTACCATGAATAGCAGATTGTTTAAAACCAGACATGTAGCCAAGAACATCTTGGTCAAACTGGTCGGATAGTCTGTACGCAGCACGATCACTTGCAAGACTAGAAAAATTGACGTGACTATGAGCTTCCTCAATATCATCAACTTTAAAAGCAAAGTAGTTAGCTTTGTCAATTGTTAATGAAAAGTCTTCGTCATCCAAATCTTGTGGAGTGATTGTTGTACCACGTGCATAAGCTTTCACAGTAATTTCAGGTTCTTTGATGATTTTTACTGAATCACCCATTTGGGCGATTTCACCAAAGTAATCTGAGTTTGTGATCGCTTCAACAACAGATGACTTACGGAACGCAAGTTGCACCTGTTTGGAGTAGATTACTGGTGAAAAGTTACCGTTAGGTAAGTTACCATAACCTGCTGCAGTTGAAAATGCCATTATAATTCTCCTTTATAGCATTGAGCACGACAGATGCAAAACTAACTATACTTATACAGAGGCTAACTCTACTAGGGTGCATCTTATGTAATACTGGCCTGTACTACATTCAATGGGCCATGAGACATCAGGTTGTCCGAAAGGATATGTTGTTTGCTAAGTTTGTAAGAGGCGCAGGTATTCCATCTCTACAGGGGCTGTGCCACTTACGGTATACACATAGTTATACTTATAAAAAACTATATGTCAATAGTTATCTGGCATTACCAGATAAATCGTATACGAAGTTGCCTGTACGGATAGCTTCCATAATTTCATCAGACTTCTTTTCGTATTCTTGTGCAGACATTTTATTAACGTCAGATTCTAAGATTGCTCCTGAACCATCGCTTGTGTCTGGTCTACTACGTGAGTTACGTGAGTTTACAGATTTAGCTGCGTCTTTGTCTGTATTCTTTTTCTTTTTGCCAGTGATGTTCTTATCTGATTTATATAAATCGATTGCCCTAGCAGCAGTACGAGCATCTGTATCATTCTCGTACAATGCATCTTGAATTGTTTTGGGTTGTTCGTTTACCCATTCGTGAAAATCATCACTCTCTCGAATGTCATCAAAGTCAGGATGTAGCTTCATTAATTCTGCTTCAGCTTTTTCTCGTGCAGCAGTTTCACGCATTTCATCTACTGCTTTTACACGTTCTTCTAATTCAGCAGATTGTTCTTTTGCTTTTTTAATTGCAATTGTTTCTACTATCCCTGCTACATCTGGATACTTTTTTATCCAAGCATCTAAGTGCTCTTCGGATGTAGGTAGCTTCATTTCTTTTTTAGTGGCTTCACTTAGCTGTGATTGCAGTGAGTTAAATTTTTCAGACCACTCTTTTTCTTTTTCACCCATATGGCGTCTTAAATCACCATATCGTTTCTTAAAAGATTTTTCTTCTGCGTTCTCTGGTTCTGGTTCAACTTCTACTGCTTCACCCTTTTGTTCAGCCATTAGCTGTTCTAATTCTTCTTCTTCTTGTTTTCTTTTATCTTCGTTATTATATTTCTTATTTATAAAAGCAGATTTAGTTTCTACTTGTTCTACCATTGCGTCTTGCATCTTATTTTCCTTTACTGGGGCCACCGTAGCCATGTTGGATGGGGGATGAGTAGCCAGAATATCTAACTAATTTATCGTGTAGCTAGACCACGTTTTTTTGGCATTGCCGTTGGAGTACGTTTTACTCCTAAGTCAGCAAGTGCCAATTCGTTTCCTAGTATTTTACTAAGAACCAAACCTTGTTGAGTACCACGCATGGCACGTACCGTATCTTTTTCATCATCAGAAAGCTCACGATAACGTGTAGATACTTCTCCTAAATATTGTTGATAGGTTTTGTCTGCCATTTATTTCTCCAATGAAAGTTTTACTTTACCTACTGCATAACAGATAGGTTCTAATATTGCACGATAAACACGCCCTATGTTATCTCGTTTTCCGTTTTTCATTTCTGCTCGTAAGTCAGCAGTACGGTGTCTTGCAATATTTTCAAGAACAACTCTTATACTATTATAATTCTTTTTGTATGCTAAGTCAATAAGGGGTAAGAAAATAGTGTGGTATCCTACCTCATGTTCTTTTGACATATGTCTTGCTGAATATGCAAGCCAAATAGCGTTACGGTATGATCCAAATCCATAGGCATCATTCATAGCAGTACATACAATTTTACCACCACCTGATGATCCACCGCCACCACCACCGCCACCATCATCGTTTGAAGAAGATGAACTACCTTGATTTGAACGAGCACTGTCACGTTCAGATACAAGAGTGTTTAATTCAGATGTCCATGCGCCACCAGAATCTTTAAGTGCTTTGTTAATATCTGCTTGTACTTGTGTCTCACTACGACCTGATGAAGCAATGTTTGTATCTTTACTGCTACTTGTTGTAGTTGTTTTAGTAGTAGTTGAAGGTCCATCATCATCTCTTTTACCTACATTACTACCACCTTTACTTTTACTTGTATCAGTTACAACTACTTTAGCAAAAATTCCATCACCTTTTTCTGCACGTCCATCGTTAATAGCTGTCTGAATACTACCACCATACTCTTCAGCTTGTTCCATATCAAACTCTGAAAGACCTAATGACCTACCTACAGTTTTATCAAAACCACTTGCAGCATACTCATCTTTTTTATTGTTTGATCTGTTTACCATTGCAAAGTGATTTGCTACGTTAGCATCACCACGATCTACAGCAGCATCAAATGCAGTTTGCTGTTCATCACTGAGTGTATTAGTATCATACCCACCAGATAATTGTGCATTTGCAGTTGGGCTATACTTACCTTTTTGCTCTTCCGTTTTAGTTGTCTTAGCTGCGGCTTGATCTTTAGTAGCTGTAGAAAACATTTTACCATCATACTCAAACTGAGATGTACCTGCTGCAACACCAAGTCTTTTTTCTTCTGCACGTGCAGCAGCAAAGGCATCTTCAAAAGATACTTTAGCTTCTGGTACAACATCTTTTAGTTGTAACGCATCTGATGTCTGATCACCAAAAGCAGCTTCCATATAACTAGCTTCTTGTTTAGCCATTTCATCTTGTACTGTTTGCGTATCAAACTTAGGTGTTACTGTAGTAGGTGTTGGTGCTAATGTAGGATCGGCATAATCTACATCAGGTATTGTTGCAGGTTGCCTTGATTGTTCTAGTATTTTTTGATTGGCATCTGCTGTTTGTTGATTAAACCCAACTGTACCTACACCTGTTTGTATTTGTTGCTCTACAAGAGGATTTTGATCCATAAAAGATTGTATTTCATTTCCTGTATATCCTGCAGCTTCTAAGTCTGCCACTTCAAGATTACCTACTTGACCGTACACTTGTGTAGCATAATCATTAATGTCTTGCTCTTGTTGTGCCTGAGAAAAAGAACTAACAGTTTGAGGTGCAGTTGTTGGATACTGATAAGCATCTCCTGTATATGGTTGCTGCAAGTCTACCTTACCAAAATCTTGTCTGCCAAAAGCAGGACCAACGTCAACCTGTTCACCCATTCCTGCAAACTCACCTAATTGCCCAACGTTATAAGGATCATAGGTTGCTTCCATTGCCTCTAAGCCAGTTTGTTCTGGTGTTGTAAATGATGTAGATGCTGCAGGTATTGCTGCTTCTGCTAATGATCTATCTACACCTGCATTTATTAATGCTTTTACTTGATTGTCTCTTTGATTGGTTAAAAATGTTTGTGTACTTGGAACATCTGGTGTAACAGCTTGTGGCTGTGGTGACATGTCTCTAAATGTTCTATCAGGAGCTTCTGTTGCATACGTTGAAGGAACTAGCTGAGATGTTTGTTCTCTACCAAAATCAATTACATCTAAATAATTTTCACCAGTATAACCCAAGAAATCTTTTTGTCCTTGTGTCAAACCATCTAGTTGTCCTTTTAAAACATCAGAAGTTTGATATGCAATGTTTACAAGATCAACACGAGTTTGTTCTGGTGTCCTTCCACCAAGACCTGCTTTTGCTGCATCTAGTATATCTTTGTTTACAAAGCTACCAAGTTCTTGCCCAATGTGTTTAGAAAGAACTTGTTGTGCTGCTGCTTTAGTTTCTGGGTCTTGTGAGTTTATGTCAGAAATAGCTTTTTGATATTGTTCAGTAGTAATACCATCTACAATACCACCGTTAACTGCTTGAACACCTGCTTCAGTTATTTGACCATTAACACTATATCTTCCTACAACTGTACCACTGTTAGCAACTAAGTTTGCATTTTGAGCTTGTACTTTTTGCTCATCTGTAGAACCAAACATACCACCTACAGTATCTACAATCTTACCAATTATACTACCAAACAAACCTTTACCACGAGCTTCGTAAGACTCTATCATCTTTTCGTACTCTGCTCGTTGTGCAGAGCCTTGTGGTAGTGCAGCTAATCTTGATCTTGCTAAAGCAAGAACTTTATTATCTTCTACTCTCATAAGTCCTGCCATGCCTACTGCAGCAAGAGGACTAACAAGTGAAGCTACACCCATAGCTAAGTTACGACCAAAGCCATTACGTCTGTTTGCTTCAATAATAAATTCATCGTCTGATAATGTTTCCCAATTAATAGTTGTATCTTTTTTACTTGAACGATATGCTGTTAATGCATCATCTTTACTACCATCATCATCGCTAGATGGTGTAATTGCTGCAGCAGGATCAGGAAGCTCTGGTACTTCTGGATCACCACCATCTTCACCTGTGTATAGTTCATAACCTTCTGGAATTGGGTAAAGAGCTACGCCACCAATAAACGGAACCATAAGGCTTTGACCTTCAGCATTACGATACTCTTTAAATTCCATTTTTGCATCTGTCATTACTTCGTCAAATGTTGCAGGACCAATTGTATCTTGCATAGGTACATCTTGTTGTTGACCTTCAAGGGAAACTGTACCACTAGTAGTTGATGGCATTGGTAAAGATAATTCTTGTTGTGTATCTACTAACCCACCTTCCTGCATGTTTAATTCTTTTTCTTGACCATCTTTATCAATCTGCACAACCATAAGATCGCCCATACCAAACGGCATATCCGAAGGTAA